TAGCTCCTCTTCCTTTCTTCTTTCGGCGTGCTTTCATCAGAATCGAGATTAAAATCAAACATGAGAACAAGAGTATTGTCAAAAAAATCAACTCGGAAATGAGGTAAACTACCACAGGTAGTGACAAGTTCAAAAATTTCTGAATGATCGACGTAAAGCGAATCGCTAATGAAAGAGCTATTCAGAAAACGCGCGATAGGGGTATCCACAAGAGCACTGAGCGGAAGGGATACGAATTGATCATCCTTGAGATAGCCTACCTGGGCGAGGTCAATTTTGAGAGCCGGGTTGACGCGGCGAATAACAACGTGAATCTGTGTCATAGCAATGTAATTTAAATTTGCGATTGAAATCTGAGATAAAAACGCTTCCAAGCGTCAGAGTACTTCCTCCAAAAATCATAACCCTCGGGCGTCGTGTCAAACAAGAAAGCGGTAGAAATGAGGTAGGTAGGGCCTAGACTCGGGTCGCAAAGAGAACGCCGAATATGGGCGCGCAAACGGTCGCGAAAACCCCCGTAGGGCGAAACGACGACATCGTAGTTCGTCTTAAAGGCGACGAATATTCCCTGGCGGACGAGCCACTCGGTAAAAGCATAATCGAGAACGTCGACAATCAAATCGCCAGCCTTGAAATACTTACTTCCTTTTTTCATAGTATTGAGGTTATTGGTTTACAGCACAAAGATACAACCAAAAAGAACAAACGCAAAGGTCAAAAGGTTGGAAAAATTGTTCAATTTCCCCTAAAATAGCTGCGGCGAGTGTACGTGGCGCCAATTTGATCGCCGGAGGGGCCATAAACATCTCGCATTTCATCGTAGCCAGCAGGAGCAGATGCGCCTTTGGTAAGCGCTATGCCGCAAAGAGCCAGAGCACCGGCAAGAGCCGTGCGGGCCATCGAATAACCAAAAGCATTCTTCTCTGATCGATTGGAGAACCATTGAGCAGAAAGGCCTTGCGACGCGTTGGCGGCGGCTATACTCATAAGATGTTCGTGTATCTGACGGCCAGTTAATTTAACAGTTTTACCAGTAGGCTTGCCTGACTCAGTAACCTGAGGGACCTCAATTTCAGCTTCCCAATTAAGGCGAAACCACTCACGAAGATCGGACAAACGAACTTCGGCTATATCGAACTCGGCTTTCGCAAGGTCGCCTGTAGCGGCAGAACAGTAGGCGGCAGCGTAATCGCGAGCAATTTGTGCGGCGTAAATTTGATCAAAATACTTTGAATTGAATTTCTTGATCTGAACAGCTTCCTCGACATGCTTACTGTATTGGGCAACAAAATCTTGAAATTTATAAGTAGCCATCAAATCTGCGTATTCAGCGTCGGCCATATGAATATTAGCAAGAGCACGATTAAGATCAGCAAGTGCAGCAGCGTTGTCGACGTTGTGCGTACGAATCTGCTTATCCAACTCGTCGATGTCCTTCCGCCATTCAATAGTATGTGTATTTCCACGAAGCAGATCAGCCTCGGCGTTGTCACGATTAGAAGCAGCATCGTTACGAGCAACCGTGGACTGCGCAACCATATTCTGCGCAATAGCAGTAGGGTCAGCAGCGGCAAAACCACCGGGGGCAACGGGAGCACCACCGGAAGGACCAGAGGCAGAGGGCATAGAGGCAGAGCCGCCGGACATGGTGGCATTAACGCCGACACCCGAAGAGCCTAAAACGGCTGCAGGGGTGACCCCAGCCTTCAAGTAGCGGTCGAAAACCTTCGTAGGGTCATTGTAGGCATTCTCGTAATCAAACTGCTTCTGCCAATTAGCATAGGAAAGTTCTGACTGCTTCTGCATCTGCTCGAGGGCGTACTGCTGCTGAAGCTTCATTTGTTTTTGCTGATAACGCCATTGGCGACGCGCGTTCATACCGCCAAAAAGCTGGCCGAGAGCGCCAGAGATGAGGCCGGTAGTACCGGTAGAAGCAGCCGACTGTCCAAGAGCCTGACCAAAAGATGAGGCGGCGGCGGCAGTAGCAACAGGAATAGGCATACTAAATACGAGTTAAATTGTTAGAACGAATAATGTAATCAACGCGGACAGTGTCAATATGAATGCCGCTACGCTGTACCCTAGCTTGAGCCGAACAAGAAGCAAGAAAAAAGGCAGCTAACGCAGCAACGATAGATGAAACGAGCGTCCAAAAAGCCTTTGATTTATAGAACGGTTGTTTGACGTCTGACATGATATTAAAGATTTAAGGGAAGCTACGGTGCCGCACCCTCACTTCGTTCGGGGCGGTTCTCCGAACCGCGAAATGCGTCACCTCGCCACAATGGTGTAAACAATTAAAGAACGATAGAAAAATGCGCGGCCTCTCCTGCAATCGTTACCAATAACCTTCAGCAATTCACGGACTCTTGCAAAAGGGGTCCGCGCACGTAGCATATATCGTCAAGTAAAGAGGGTACTATTTTTCTTCAAGGTTAGAGGGTTTCGAAGCAGCCTTCGATCTATCTATCTCTGAATCAATGAGTTCCTGGCCAACCTCGAGGCCATCGAACTTATCCATGCGAGAGAAAGAGTTAGGGTCGAAGTCGATTTCAGGGTTAAATTTCTCACCCTTATCGAAATCAGAAGGATCGGCCGTCACATCGGGACGACCGGGAAGAACATCGACAGAACCAGAACCGTCGAGAACCGACATAATGCGCTGCCCGCGGGAAATATAGGCGGGAGTGTCTTCGAGTAACCAATTAAGTGCCATAAAATCAGTATATTAACGATTAGACAAGCGAGTAGCGAAAGTTTTATTCACCAAACTCTTCCTCTGAACTGCGTAAGAAAGGTTAATAAAGAAATTGTCTTCCGAATTCGAAAAAAACGGCGAATTAACTTGCGACATATCAACATACAAAAATCTATAGTAATCTCGATCGTTTCCAGCAGTAAGAGTTAGCAACGACTCGTTGCGCTGCTGTACCCAATAAGAGTAAAGAGGCCGCGAAGTTTCCGCAGCAAATACACTACTCAACTGGCCCAATACTTCGTCGTAAGAAGCCCTAAATTCATTGAAACACGGCTCCTGAACGGCAACGCGATCTGCCTGCGGAGGACGATTAGCAACACGAGCAGTGGAAATGTCCTGATAACCAATATCATTGTAGATTGGGTTAAAATAATCGGCGCCGCGATATGAAAGGTAATCAGGTGTAATCGTTGCCCAATAATAAACTGGACGAATACTCAACATATCAATCATATAACCGGGCTCGCGAAAATAATAAGATTGTCGTCGACCTAATCTATCGTTAAACGCAATAGCGCCGCCCTGTTGGCCGAGAGGTTGGGTACCACTAAAATTGTTCAAGCCCGATTGATTCATAACTACCTGCACGTTAACAGTCTGCGAAGCGCTGAACAAAAGCTTAGGTCGATCAACGTGTTCAATCTTCGATGCGAAGAAAGTTTCCAGCCAATCGGAATAACGACTGCCGCCAGCACCGAGGAGGTCTTTGTACTCCTGAAGGCGAGAGGCAATGGCTAACTGGGGGATCGTCTGAATGCCAGTCATCGAAACAGCGGAATTAGCACCAATAGGAAGAGCACGACTATAACGGTCAGGATTTGACGGAACTACGGCCATAGGGAAATACTGCACAGCCAACGAGGAGAACGGCATATCTGACTCTCTAGCAGTTGGTTCAGTCGAAGAGACATATGCATCGGGAACAACGCCAGAAAACAGAGTAGTAATAGAGGCGACTGGGTAACCGTCACCGGCAGCACCAAGGTTACCAGAATTCAACCGGACATCACTGTTTAGAATCTGCAAAAAAATATTACCCCGATTAAACGTGTTATTAGAGGAAGTCACGGAACTCGGATAAAACTGACTCTCGTAGTAAGCATCAAGGAACTCAAGATTTCCGAAACACTGCGAGAAGAAGCTGCCTGGAGAATCAAGTACAGCCGCATACGAGTTAGTTTGGGTGTCATATTTAAAAGACGAAGAGCCGGGCCAAGCGTAAGAAAAAATGCTCCATTGCGAATAACCATAGTAATTTCGGACGATGTCCCAATAAGCTAAAAGGGGATCGGCGTTATACCACGAAGCCGAAACAGCGTTAGAAGGCAGGGCCATAACATCAGCGGGGACAGAAGGCAAAATACCGTCGCCGATAATACGCTTGTTCGCAAAGCGAAGCCAAGCATAAAGAGAATTGGAAGGGGCAACCTGCGTCGTGCCAATAATAGGCCCTGAATTAATCGTAGCGGGCACCCAATTCAAGCTCAAATCGTTCATATCAAACTTACTGCTGTTTGTTCTCATCTCAGGGTGATACAATTGCAATGGCACCCAAAAACGATGCAAACGAATGGTGTAGGGATTAAACGTTGGGACAGCCAAGGGATTGCTACGAACGTCAATGCCTTGCTCGATAGAGACGCGGTCGCGAGCGTTAATAAAATCGATTCGCACAGGATACAAAATACCCGGCGTGCACGTAAAGGCCTTACTCTCGGGAACATCGTAGCGAGAGTAGCCATTAACAGCGTGTGAGATAAAAGGTTGCTTTCCCATAAATTAAATGTTTAGTTGAAGTTTATAATGATCTCTCCAAAACTGAAGAATATCCAGGTCTAGCCAAGTAGGGGGGTCAAAATCAGGCATCTCCCGAGAAGACGCAGCAAAACGCATCATTTGCTTCTGCTCCCAAGTATACGTCGCTCTACGGGATACGGAGGAATTGAGGGCGAACCGCTCAACACACAGAGACACAACACGCTGAACCAGAGAAGACTTGCTAAAACGTGCATAAGAATCAGCAGCGGTAATCGAACGACAAACTTCGTCTTCCGATTTGAGATATTTAAGATAGTATCGAGGAATCGAGTAATTATAATTGATACGCTTCTCGAAATCGTAATAAGACCACGACGAAACACGAACAGAAGGGTGAGGCATATAGCCAAGAAAATCACCAACGCCAGCAGATACGAATTTTCGCGTATAACGGCGATGTTGGAGGAGGCAAGATAAAGGTGTAACTTTTCCATCTATGGTAACATATTTATCCGAAACTTCTTCGGGATTAAACTGAATCTGTTTAGTAACATACTTAACGCAGTAACGAGCACGCTTATGAGTCGCTTTCGCTAGCCAGACAAAACCAAGGTCTCGAACAGCAGAACGAATCGTATTGTACAGAACGTTAGTGCCAAACAAAAAGCCATGAAAATGCAATCGAGGTTCATTTCCTGTTTCTGGGTGAGTCCCAAACTCCTGAAAAAAAGCATGTTTAAACGAATGGCCTAGCTTATGGCGCAGACGTTCATTGAATCGGCGAATGAACCAAGAAGGGTCAAGCAAAGCTTTGTCGTAATACTTCGGAGCAATCGTTATTGTAATAAAAATAGCCTGCTGACTATTAGCTTTACAATGGGCAAGCTCGCGTTCGAGCCGAACGAACCAATCATTACGCTGACGACGCAAACAATCTTCGCATTTTCCGCAGGGGACCATGAGCCACTGACGGGCGATGTCCCAGGGGCGGAGAGCCAGAGCGGACTTTGCGACGTCTGAGCCATCACGACAGGGATTCTTCTTATCGAAATAGCGACGATTACGTATCCATATAGGCGACGAACAAGGCATTACAGGAAGCTTCTAAGACAATCAAACTTAATAGCGGGATAATCGAGACGACAGCGAATGAGGTAATCATTGGCGGGTTCTTCATCGGAAAACCAGGCGATAACAACTCGCTTCTTACCGCGATATGCTGCAACAGAAAAACGGTAAGGAATACTGTCGATCACGGGAGAAAAACAGGGGCGAAAATCAAACTTATCCATAATCGTAAAATAATACTTTGCGCTTCGAAAGGCGGTACTTTCGAGCGCGAAAACTGTTTCGTTACGCCGCTCGACGGCCTAACGGCCGGGACGCTCCGCGTCTTCGAGCTCCATGGCTCCACTTCACATGATGTATATACCGGATAAATCCGGTGAGTCTACGAGCGGAAACTCCCAGGGGAGAAAAACCCCCCGGGAGCTTCACGGTTATAAAACTCTTCCACCAAGAGGGCGGGTTACAATCTTAGCTCCTCTTCCTTTCTTCTTTCGGCGTGCTTTCATCAGAATCGAGATTAAAATCAAACATGAGAACAAGAGTATTGTCAAAAAAATCAACTCGGAAATGAGGTAAACTACCACAGGTAG